GTTTCCGCTTCCGTTTCCCTCAAGAGCGTTTCGAGTATTTCCGGCAAACATCGCATCTCCCTCGCTTCCCCGAAGGACGATCTTGTTTGCCGTCGCTGCGCTGGTCGCGTCGGTGATGTCCGCACTCACATGAGTGTGGACCAAGGCCGCGTAAACCGTTCCGAAATAGCTTGCCAGAGTCGCCTTGATGTTCGCCCATGTGATTTTCTTGAGCGCGTTCGATGCTGCCGAGTCGGTCAATGGCATCGTGTCCGCATCAACCGGCGTCGTCTTCGCTGTCGCTGCGGTTAGGACTGCGCCAACGTTTTCATTAGTGACGGAACCTCCTTGATAGACATTTACACCAACAATATCCCGCGATTGAGTGGCCGCGACAGAAACATTGTTGGGAACTTGAGTGACGGTTACTGAGACTGATTCGCTCATGCTGGTGGCGCGGTTGGTAAAACCGGAAGGGTTAGGAAAAGATATTCTTGAACGCCTCCGTTGGCGTCAGTCGTTTTGAACGATCCTGAATGATCTCCAACGGCAAGTGACGTTCTGCTAGCTGCAATCGGACCGACCGTAAACGTCCACGTTGCTGCGTTGTTAATCGTGATTCCATTTCCAACCGTCAAGGTTAGCGTCCGTGCGCCGTCCTTGTAAAAAACAACGGTTGCGCTTGAAAGCGAGTAGGTCGGAGCGATGCCGTTTGCCGTTATAACAAATTGCACGGATTTCATCGTCGTCCCTGAGACGAGAGCGGCAAATCGGAATGGTGCTTGTGTCTCTTTTCCGATCATGATGAGTAGCTGTTTTGGATTGTGATCGGCAGGGTGGTAAGCAACGAGGAAACGCCGTCGAGCGTGTAGCCAATCGCCAGAACGCAATCGACCGATTCCAAGGTTGGATTCGTCGTGAAATAGGCGGTCCCGATTGTAAGCGAGAAAACGATCATATTCTCCCCGTCTTCGGCGGCAGTCGACGCGGTGGCGATTGGTGTCCCGGTGTAAACGCCGACAACGCGTATTCGTGCCAGCCATGACGATGCTGCTCCTATGTCCTGCAATTCGCTTCCCCGGTAAAATTGGACTCCTAGCGAGTAGGTTCCGCCAGCGACTAGCGCCGGAGTCATTTGGGGCGGCGTCGAGTCACCTGGTCGCTGAACCCAAGCGTTAAGGTCAAGGTCGTAAATCAGCATGGCGGGAGATTTCTATTTTTGGCGGTGAATGTCAATTTGAAAACCTTAGTGGATTGGTAAGGATTTCTTTTGAGTAGTAGGCGGGCAAGTTTTGCACCGTGCCTGTGTAGACGCTCCGGGAGTGGTCAAGATCGGAACGCCGACCGGACGTTCTGGCGTGCCGACCGGCAACTTCCGGGCACGCGGGCGAGGCCATTCACCGGAAGAAGGTTGGCTCATGAATCGAATACGAATACCGGACCGAAGGCGGTTGGCTTGACTCCATGGCGGGTGCTCTTCCAGCACTTGATCATGACGTTTACCCGGCGGATCTCCCCGGCCTCATCCGGCGCGGGGAGATCAAACCAATCCGACCACTCATCGGTGCCGCCATAGATCCATGAGCGGGCAGTAAGGCGCGTGGGACGGGTGGGCTCCGAACCGATCCTGCCGCCCGAATCCCAATCGAGCCACGCCTGCGGAAAGAAACCCTCATCCCACTGCATTTCCCAAGTGGTACGTTCATAGCCATAGGGGACACCATAGCGGTAACGCCCCTCGATCGCGGAGCATGATAGCGGGCAATCGAGAGCAGGCTCATAGACCACAGGATCCGCCTCTGGATCAACAGGGCACGATGCGTAGGTGACGTCCAGCTTGGCGACGAATGCGCCGCCGGCAACCAATGCCTCTGCCGCCAACAGCAGATCCAACTCCGAGACCATTTGCGCCTCGGTCCAGCGATCCGACACCGTTTTAATCGTGGTGATCGTGGTCACGCCCGAGTTAGCATCCCCGAAGGTATCCGTGTAGGTTACCGCCGTGCCCGCCAGAACCCCACCAACTGCGGTGGATGGCACTGTCTGACAAACCGCATTCGTCGTTACAACAGGCGGTAAGCCGGAATAGGTCACCGTGCGGGTGGTAGTGCAAACCGCAGGGGGAGCATCCGAATCGTATGCACCGCTGGAGATGTAAACATCAGTGAGAATGTCGGTCGAGACTGGCGATGAATAACTATAAGTGGTGGTATTATTTAAAGTGTAGTTCCAGACTTCTCTTGAGCTACAAACCCGCTCACCCTCTACATCCGCCAGCGTGTAGGTCACCGTCGTCGTGATATGACTTTCAAAAGCGAAGTCTCGGGAATTCCCGCCACTGTCATCGATATGCCGAGTGAAGGAGTAGGTGCTTTCCTCGGTGTAGGTGCGAAACTTTCCGTTCAGAACATTACAAGGCACCAAGGGAGCGGAGCCGATCACCCCGCCATCAAAGGCACAAGTGATGGTGTAGCTGGCCGAGCGTGACTCAAACCCCTCTCTAGGCGAATCGCACGTCGGCAGAGTGCAAGGGCAGCAGCCGAGGGAGTTCACCTCGTCGATGGTGACGATCTTCATTCGCGTGAGGCGCTGAGGATTCCGGCGCACTGATTGATCGTCACGTTGCCGCAACCAACCTTTTCAAAATCTGCACCGCCATTCTTGATCGTCAGCTTCCCAAGGGGTATGATCACGGTTCCGAGTCCATCTGACACGTCCGGGTTGGTGTTGTCGGGATAGTTTGTTCCCTCCGTCCATGCTATCTTAGCGAATAAGCTTCCCGCGGAGGCGCTTGAAGTCACGATGCCAGGTAAAAAGATTTCCCCATCATCGTCGCGCTGAGATTCGCACGGAACCGATAGATAGACGAGCCATGCGCCATCGGCACCTAGATTGATCCCCATGGGCGGCACGTTGAAATTCTTGTCTCCGCAATAGCAGACACCGCCGCGAATGCCTCTGGTGAATCCTTCTAATTCGACGCTTATGATTTCCCCGAATGGGCAAAGGCTTGTAGTTGCGGGAGATCGTTTTTTAATAATTGAAAGCGTAGTTCCTCCCGGCGTGCGCGAGGTTCTAATTCCAAACCCCGGTTTAATATCACTCGCCAGTTGATTCTGAACAATGGAATTTAAACGAACCGATGAAAGCTCAGAGTAAATTGGATTGTTTGGCTGAAAATGTGGCAAATTATTCATCCTTGTGGATAAAGGTCAGGATCCCATCCTCCGGGGCCGGAAAGCTGGTATTCTTCAACAATGGTGACGACGCCCGCCTGCTTAGTCCATGAGACTCCCATCACAAGATAATTTTGACCAATGGGTGCAGGTGGACATGGAGACGGTGGAGCAAGTCTTTTGCCGACTTTATCAAGCAATCCACTGCTCGGGATTGAATCGCTCGCGTATGTGCGTTTATAAATTGCACCCGGCTTCAAAAATGATTCAATGCCGCGACGTTTTTTTTCCCAGAGCCCTTTCACAAGTTCGCTCCATGCTGGATTCGCGTCTTGGCAATTTTGAAGCCTCAACTCAATATCGTTGATGTTCGCTGCTGTTACTGGCGGATTGTCACGGGGCAGGTAGTATGCTGGATTCGTCTCAATCGGTGCTTCCGTCAATGTCCTGCTGTATTCATGCTGTGCTAGTGATTCGGGATTCTGGGCAATGACTCCGCGATAAATCGACGTGATCCGAATGATTCCGCCGTGTTCTTGGTCAAGGTCCGACTCGTAGCACTTGAGCGCGGGAATGAACGGGTGGTTTGTGAGGTAAGCCGGGATGACAGCAAAGGCCGACGTGTCAGCGCACTTGTAGGTAAGAGACGCCTGTGCGCTCCCGTCCGGGTTAAGATGCAGCGGGCGCTCCGCTTGGTAGATCGCTCCGGTGACGTTGCCGATTTTGATTGTAGCCATGTTAGCGTGCGAGTGTTACTGGCCGAGTCCTCGGTTCGGTATTTTTTTTAATCGCTTGAAGTGTCTTTTCCGACTGCTTTTGAGCTTTGAGTTGCTCGACGGCGGTCCGCTCAGAAAGGGTCATTCCTACTTTGAGATACCCACCGCCGCCGCCTACCTTGGCAAGATTGTCCGCGATGACGTAGCGACTTCCGGCGTTGGTCGAAAGGTTGGTAAGGATCTTTGACGCCTGCTCGCCCTTCCCTGCTTTCCCGCCCATCTCCTGCGCGGTTGCGGTTGCGCGTCCGATTACGTCGGCAAACTTCGCTTTGTCGTCGTCGGTGTTAAAGACGTTGGCTTTTTGGAAAACGCCAGCCTCGCCCGGTTTGAACATGGCTTCTTTCAACCCTGATAGCTTCTCGCCAACGCCGTCGAGAAGTTGACCGCCCGCGTTTTTGAGTGAGTCGATTATGTCTTGCGGGACAATGCCGCTTGTCTGGTCGTAAAGATCACCGAATGATTGGCTTTCGACGCCGCTCATTCCAAGAAACTCCTTTGCGCCAGGAATCGCTTCGATTCCTGCTTGCACCGCGTATTGCACGCCTGCTTGCATGGTCCGAAAGATGACGTTCAAGCCGTCAAGGATTGAGGCAATGAACTTCGACGCGATGCCAACAAACGCTTCTGCAAACGTCTGGACGCCTTCCCCGCTGAAGATCAGGTCAAATCCCTTCTTCATCATTTCGACCGACCAGAGAAGTGCCTTGCCTAGCTGTTCTCCAATGTAAGGAATCGTGAGGTTGGCGAGGTAGTTGAATCCTCCCACAAGCCAGTTGACCGACTCCTTAAAAGCCAACGTCAAGCCGAGTTGTAACGCCGTGTAAATGTCGCCATTTGCGAAAAGTCCGATCAAGATGTTGGCTGCGTCCGCGATGTATTTCCCGAACTCCTCGCCGATGCTCCCAAGGTCGATCTGATTAAGGTAATCAAGCGCGACTTGAAGCGGCTTAACGAACTGCTCCGTCATGGCTAAAAAGAACGTCCTGACCTTGGAGCTGATCGCTTCCATTGTGTTCCATACGGTTTGCAGCGCCTTGCCGGAACGGGTCAAAATGTCGGCTTGCTGTCCATAGTCTTTTGATGCGTCTTTTAACGCGGCGGCGTAGTTGTCTGCGCCCATAAAGATTTCCGAAATGTCGCGGCCCGACTTGATGAAGTCGTCAATATGGCCTTGCGCTTCCTGCGCTCCCATCCCGGTTTTTTCGAGAGCCTTTTGAACTAGGAGGATGTTGCCAGGATCGAATCCCGCCATCGTCCGGGATGCGTTTTGCATCTCCTTCCCAAAGTCGATTGCATCCTTGATGCCATCTTTGAAAAACTCGCCAACCTTGAACGCTGCGAACCCGGCAGCCAAACCGCCTAAAAGGTTCTTGGCCGACTTGATGGCCTTGTCGAACCCGTCGATATTAAGTTCAAGGTAGCCGATTGCTTTTGGTCCGGGACTTGCCATGGTTCAGAATGCTTTCGTGGTTTGATCTGCGAGCTTGTCGAGCTTGGCTTTGTAGCCGGATTTCGCCATTTCCGCCGACTTGTCGAAAACGTGCTTCTGCTTGTCCACGATTTCGGAGAATGCCGATTTGTTCATCACCCAAATGCGGATTGAAAAACCCACGCTCTCAATCTTCGTCGTCACCCATTTGCGGGCGAACGTGCCACGGGCGCGGATGCGTCGATCAAGCTCTTGTTTGACAGTTGACCTTTTATTGTAGTGGAGGATTCGACCTTTAAGGCTTTTAACCTTATCAATAATCGTATGAGATGACGGCGCAATTAGCCATCCTTGCGCCTTGGCAATCTTGATAAAAAACTGTCCCTGCTGTTCCGCTACGGTTTTGCCTTGTCGCTTGGCGGTTTCCTCCATGCGGTCAAATGCGCTGTCAAAGCCTGACGGGTCAAATCTCATCAATCAGTTTTGCAAGTTCAGAGCAGGATGATTCCGGCTCAGTGTTGACGTTCTGCATTCGCATGAACGCGTGGCAATAGGCGTTTCCGCGTGCAAGTGGTAGTTCCCACCGAATGAAGTGTTCGCTCCATCCTGTGTAACGGGCAATGAGGGCGACGTAAGCTGCTTCATCTGGTGGGTCGATTAGTTTCCCAGTGGGTCCGGTTCCAAGGATGGATCGGAAATAGGAACGGCGCGGTTGCTGTTGGAATGCTGCATGATCGCGCTGAACAACTCAGCAGCAGCGGCGTAATCGCTCGGTCCGTATTTGATTTTGTCCATCCATTTAGCAACCTCGGCGTCAAAGTCTTCCGGTTTGCGGCGACCCTTGCGAAGTTCAGCTTCAGGGCAAATGCACCCGAAAAGGAACGTCGCGGCATCGGTCGGTCCGAAGTTGGACGAGTTGAGAAGGCTGATGATGTTGGCCTTTCTTGAGTAGCTCGGTGCAAGGATTTCGATTCCCTTGAACTCCCAAGTTTGATCCATCGTGTCGATTGTTTCGAGTGTGTCGGTCATAGTAGTTTCTTCATTTTGTCACGCAATTCACGGCTTGCGTGTTCGCCGATGAGAACGGTTTTTTCGCCTACCTGGATGATTCGGATTGGCGCGACTTTCTTGCGGATTTCTCCAAGGTAGCATTCCCGGTTTTCAAGAACGCCTTTCATCCAGTAAATCGGATGTTCCTTGTCCATCGTGAACTCTTCCCAATTTCGCGCCTTAGAGTAAGCATTGATGATTTCCTTGGCTGTGTCCCGGTGGTCCGGGTTGTCCAAGCCAAACCAAAACTTGAATTGTTCCTTCCTAACGCCGTGGCGTTCCTCGATTTCGCAAGTGACAGGATCACTTGGACGCCGAGGAACGCCGAGGGCTACTAGAATGGACGCCAACTTGATGTCGGTGACGAAAATATCTGTCATAGGTTTGATGGTTTACGCGAACTTGTAGCGGGTCGCGGTTGCGGTGATCTTCTTGAACTCGGTATTACCACCAGCCACGTCCACGTCATCCGTGTAGATGCCGCCAGTTGTGACGCCATTGAGTCCGTTTTTGTTTGCGAACGCGAGGGATACGCCGGGTGCCGCAGCAGCAACTCCGGTGGTGCTAACGATGACGCCAGCAATGCTAATCGCCTGCGTCGGGTTGTAGAACGCGACAAGGGCAAAGTCGCCTTGCTCGTCACGGACTTGATTCTTTTCGCGGGTGTCCTTGCTGGACGTGGTTTGAACGAGGATTCCGGTTTCTGCGGTCAAGCCCCAGGTTGCGCCGGTCGTGCCGATTGTGATGACAGCCATAATTTTGAGTGTTTGTTGGTTTGGTTCTAATCGTTTTGATCTGTCATTTCAAGCTAATCCTTAGCGAATTAGTAAGGATTCATGCAAGCTGGTCAAGCGACATGCAGTAAACCCAATAGGTCATGTCGTAATTGGTGGATTTTCTGTCGTTGTCAGTCGAAATTACCCCGGTCGTCGGTTGCCATCCGTGGCAGTGGAATCCAGCGGTTTGAGAGAGCTTCGCGGCGGTCGAGTCGTAGGCAAAGTTGTTGATCGCATCCAAAACCTTCTGGCGAAAACCGGGGGTGTTTTCCTTCGTGTGACTGCGGAACGCAAGGGTGCCGGATACCTTGAAAATGCCGCTTCCGGGGGTGATTTGCTCCTCCGATTCGTTGCACTGGATCACGACGTAGGGCATGGGCGCTTTCGTGATGTCAGCGTCGGAAAGGTAAACCGGGACTTGGAGCTTATTTCCAACCGCGTCCGTGATGGTCGCTTGTAGTAGCCCCTGAATCGCTTTTTCAGTGTCTTGGAGGATCATGGCTTAGGCTCCTCTTACGGTTGCGATCAGTTCGTTGCCATCCGCCGAAAGGATGGACGAAAGAACGATCTTGGATTTCCACGGTTTGACGGATTGCCCGGTGACGGCCTTTTGACGGACTCCCAGCTTGGTTCCGATCTCGATGCTGTCGCGGTCGGACGCCTTGAAGTGGACGCGCTGCATGTCGATCGCTTCCGGCCCGCCGTAGCCTTCCGCCTCGTCGCTAAGAAGGTCGTCAACCAGGACAATGTAGGTTTTCGCGCCGACCTTGCATTCGGCGGGCATGTCCCGGTCGAAAAGCTCCGAAAGGTCGGACGCCATGTAGTCTTGCATTGTGTCGCTCATGCCGTTGCAAATTCAAGTTTTGCCTCTTTGGTTTCAGAGATTCCGATGCCGTTCTTTTCCGCCAACGCTTCCGGGTTGCGCTCGTAAAAGATCTTTTCGCCAGCGACGTAATGCGGTTCCGCGTTTTCCCATTGATAAGTTGCGTCCCATGGAATCGCTGGGTTGAATGCCGGGTGATCGTGATAAAGAACAAACTCGGGAGCCCAAACGTAACGGCAAAGCCCCGCCTTGTCGTCTTGGATGGCTCGAAAACTGTTTTCGGTGTCTGGAAAGACAGTCGGATACCCACGATGAAAGAAACCATTTTCTCCTAGGTCGCGAGAGGCTTTTAGTTCCATGTAAGATCGCGTCATGATCGTGTTGACGCTCAAGCGGTCGATTCGATGGCCGTCGTTTGGCGCGACGAAAACGGGCTCGTCAATATCGCCCATGATCTTCCAAAGTGCATCATCCCAGCCCTGCGGCGGATAGCAATCGTCTTGCGCTTGGACGATGATTTCGCCAATCGCTGCGCCTGCTGCCGTGTCGTAATTCCAGCCTGGTCCCTTTTGATCGGTGATCGTGTGCTTGAAGCCCTTTAGCAATCGGATGCTTTTTTCATCCCATGCATGCATTCCGAAAATGTAATCAACGTTCTCCGGGTGATTGGCGCGGGAAAGCCACATTTCACGGATGGCTAGTGCCTTTTCTGGACGATCAAGCGTGGCGTGAATGATTGAGAAGATCGGGTAATCGGGATTTGTTTCAGCCTCGAAATCATTTTTCGCCTCAATCTCCCTGTCGTTTAATCGAAGGCATTGACGGTAAAGCTCTTTCGCTTTCCACCCATACCATTCGTTGTTTTGATTCCAATAGGTCATCGACGGCGCCGGCGTGTCGTCGATCCGTTCCGCCAGCATCAATGCCTTTTTGTTGTCGCCGTCGATCAGCGCGTAATTGGCGAGCAATGCCAGTGCCTCGCGTCGATCCGGCATGAGCGCGAACGCTTCCGCCGCGTTACGCTTGGAATCCTCGCCAACCTGGGAGAGTTGCAATAGAAGTTCGTATTGCTCGATTCGGTCAAGGTTCCCACATGCGAGCGAGGCTTTTGCGGCCCGCTTGAATTTCCCGATTTGGTTTGTCTGAAAATACTCTTGCGCGAGGTAAAAAAAATTGCGGGCGGATTGCTCGATCTGAGTTTCGAGAATCGACACGTTGCGCTCATGGCTTCCGGTCTTTGATTCCAGCGGGGAGTGAATGAACACAGCATCCGTCACGATACGATAGGACACGTCTTTCGGGAATGCGAGTTGTTCGTGGACGGGGTAACGCCATTTTGATCCAAGATCAGCGCGGATCAATCTTTCGCGCATGACGACTTGCTTGTCCCCCCGAACGTTGTAAGGCATGATGTAAACCTCATGCTTACCGTCTTCCGCTGCTTGGCGGATTGCCTCCGCTGCGCCATCGGTAAGAACGTCGTCGGCATCGGCCCAAAGCAGCCAATCAGAATCCGTGCGGCCCGCGATCTCCCATGCTATTTGCCTTGCCTTCCCAAAGTCGTCAACGTGAGGGAAATCGGTCGAGTTGAAATAGGCTTCGGTGTGGATTGGTTTTTCAAGTTCAAGGCAAAGCTCTTGTGCTTTGCGAAGCGTCCAGTCTTGGAACTTGGTCCCAGTGGCTCGCACAAGAACAATGGAATCGACGGCGGGAGCAAAAGAACGGATGAAGCGTTCAATGACGGCTTCCTCGTTTCCAACAATGGCGGCAAGTGTAATTTTCATGATAAGTTATAAAAAAAAGGTAGAGTCCCGCCGCCATGAGCAAACGGCGGGACTCATGGTTCATCACGCGTAGGACGTGGTGATTAGTTCAGCGGCAGTTTCGTCGATGATTTTTTCAGCGACGTGCTGGCGAACGCGCATCACGTTGGAGCGACGCTCATCCGAACGGTAGGTTTCGGGAGTGAACAAGCCAGTCGTGTCTTTCGACCACTGGATCGTCCGTCCGATTCCGCCCGCTTGGTATTCTCCGCCTTGGATTTGAGCAACGCTAACATATGTATCCGACCAGATGAATGAGCCAGAATAGGTCTGGCCCTTTTGGTTGGCGTTGTAAGCAGCCTTGGCGACAAACAACGTATCCACGCCGAGAGCGCGGGCAACATCATCTTCACCTGGAAGCGTGAACTGACTCGCAGACTTCGGAACGACACCGAAAATCTGGTTCTGCATGAGCGTGGAACGCTGAATGCGGTAGAACACGTTTGCCGACATGATGATAGCGTTTGGAACGATACCCTTCTTCAAGAGGCGCAGCTTGGCAGCAGCGACATCGGCTGGAAGGTTAATCGTAGCAAGGTTAGCTTCGGTATAGGCAACGGCGGCTGCTGTTGCGGTAAACGTGGAAGCGTTCATCACAGCGGCGGCAACACGGGTTTCGTAGCTGATCTGAAGGGACTTCATAAGAAGACTTGCTTCGGTAGCTTCGATGTTCATGAACCGTTCAACTTCGGCCTCATAGGCGTCGTCAATAATGGACTCCAGACCGTATTCAACGGCATCGAACGTGTCGGTGTCATACTTGCGGTTGACGCGCTGATAAGCATCTCCAGCTTCGCGCGGAAGCGCATCGCCATTGAGCAATTCAGCGTTGGCGAGCTTAGCACGCATGTAGATGCCGCGCTTCACGTCTTCGCTTTTGACAGGAAGGATCTTGTCGGCGATGAAGAGTTTGTTGAAGTCGGCATTGGCCTGCATCGCAAGCGCGTAGATGTCGCTGCGAGGGGTGGCTTGTGAGTTGGTGTAAGGCATTGTCTTTGGTGGTTGGAATTACTTCCTTTATTGATTAGTTGTATTTCGAGAACTCAAGAACAATACCGTTGGATGCAACCCCTGCTTTCAGTCCCTTCAAAAAGGCGCTGTTACCAGTGGTCACTGTTCCGGCAAATCCACCAGTGATAATGGAATAGCTTGTTGCTGGAGTGACTGCGGTTCCGCTAACGGCGACCATGTAGGTGCCGGGAGCAGACCAAAGTTTCACGCTGGCATAATTTGCATCTGCCGCGTCTTCTTGAAGCACGCCAACGCCGAAAACGCCGTTTGCACATGCTTTGATTGTTCCATCGGATTGAACGTCAACTGCGACATAAGCCGAAATCGCGCCAGACGCAAGGAACGACTTAAATCCGTCGCTATTTTGGGAGGACATAATTTGTGGTTCGTTTGTTGTTAAAATGGATCAGGCAGATTTAACCAAGCGATGAGCGGCGTATGCCTTCTTGATTGATTCATCTTTGCCGATTTTCGACAAAAGAAGTGATTCGGCTTTTACGCGGTCGCCATCGAAGTTCTTAGCTTCGTCGTCAATCATCTCCGAATAGGTTTTCACCTTTGGAGCGTTTCCGCTGTTACCTGGCTTCTTAAGCGTCGAAACTCCAAGTTGCGCGGCAAACTTCTTGAAAGCACGTTCAGCGGCCATTTCGACCTTTTTGGTGATTTCGTCGTCAATGTCGGCATCTGGATTTTTAGCAGGTTCGTTTTGCTCATCAATGGCAACAACGTCAGGCTTTTCAACCTCATCGGTGTCGGGTTCTGGAGTAGCAAATCGCTTTGCCATTTCTTCCATTTGTGAGGAAAGAGCGTCGAACTTCTTCGACAACTCTTCATACTTATCCGGGGTTTCTTCCGGTGTGTTTTCAGGTTCCATGTTTTTGTTGTTTTCAGTTTCTGGCGAAATTGCCGAGAATAAAGAAGAGTTAGCGGCTGGGTCGTCCACGATGGCGGCAGCGACGACTTCATCGCAGCGGGACAAGCAAACGGTTCCGCGTGCCTTGTCAGCCCCGGTGAACTCCATACTGATTCCCATGTGAGTGGGATTGGTTGCTGCGATTTCGAGGAGGCGCGGGCGGCGTGGTTCCGACTCGTAAAGGTGGATGTCGGCAAGCACCTTTTCGGCGGTCATGCAAAAGTTGTCAGCCCATCCGACGATCTCGAAAACTCCGCTGCCGTGGTCGGCCTTGACTTTGATCGTGCCGAGCTTTTTGCACTGCTTGAAAATCTGCTCAAGCGTCACCTCGTCAACAATGATCTGGCGGCCTTTGTCGTCAAAGTGGCCCTTGGCGTCTCCCATCGAAATGAGCGACGCGGCACGGATGATGCCCTTGTCGGATTCAACTACCGGAGTGCTAAGTGCTGAAAAGTATTTCATGGGTAGTATTTTTCACGGATGGATTTCGGCAACTTGCTCGCGTTGAAGCTCCCGTTCTCTACGATGTCGTAGCTAATCGCGTAGGCTTGGTTTTCGGGATAGCCTTCGTGGATCAATGCCATGACAAGCGAGTGACGGTCATCGCGCTTGATGGCCGTCTTGATCTTTTCGCGTTGTTCTTCTGGTGTGGGCGGCTTTTTTTCCGGCGCGTCATTCTGCCCGCGAAGCCGCGCTCGCTGGTTCTTGTCCCGCTGGATTTGCGCGTCGATCTGGTCGATTTCAACGCGAAGTCGTTGAACGAGGGAAGGTGAGAAATCGTCGCCTTTCGATTGGACGTCGATCAGCTTTTGTTTGAGGTCATCACGTTTGGCTCGGTTGCCTTGAATCGAATCCGTAAGCTGTCCGATTTGCGCATCATGCTTGCCGAAATTCTTGCGGGACATTTCCGAATTGGTCGCGTCCGTAGTAGTGGATTCCGTCGCGCTTTCCGATACACTGAGAGGCTTCGCGGGACCGCTTCCAAAGATGTCCTCAATCGGCACTCCAACTTCTTCGGCAACCTTTGTTTTGATCTGGTGCCAACGGCCCATCGACTTTGCCACTTCCTCCGGGTCTTGTGCGTTGTCCACCCAGTATTTGAGCGGGTCAAGCAGTCCCGTCTGGTAAAGATTCACCGCTGCGGTTGCTTCCTTACCGATGTCCGGTTGCGGGTGCGATCGGTAGCCCCATCGCCCCTTCGTAATGCTTCGGAGAACACGCTGCGGGAAAATGCCTTTTGCTACTGCATCGAAAAGAAAAGCGTTTTTGATACGGTGAGCATGAGGGGCAAGGACGCGCTGCCCGCGCTCAAACTCCGCTTTAGCCTGCTCACTTTCGAGTCGGCTAGACACTCCCCCGAGGGCCGACGCATCCAAGGCAAAGGAATATGGCAAGTCGTAGGACATTGCCGTGAGCTTTAAGAGCATAGTCATCAAAGCCTGCTCTTCGCTCGATGGAGAATTGCTTGACGGAAACTTGATGTCGGTTCCGCCCGCTAGGTGATTAATCTGGCCAAATTGGATATCCTGTTGCATCGCCATTGCCCCGCCTCCGGGGACATTGACGCCGTAAGGATCCATCGCTCCGCTGCCGATTGTGGCGCCGTTGGAATTGGTGAAAACCGTCAACGCACTGGACAGCTTGGCTTTTCCTTTGACGAAATCAATCATCTCGTAAAGATCGCGCAAGTTGGTTGTGGCGGTCGCCAAACGTGAAACGCCGCGATACTGGTCAATTCGTAGCGGATCGGTAAAATGGACAAATTGAAATGCTGGAATGTCAACCGGGTTGTCATAGACATTCAAAGTCATCGACCGATGGAAAACTCGAAAGTGGGTAATCTCACCATATTCCCCAATAATGCAGCCAGAAACGTAATTATTGGAAACAACATTTTGATAAACGCCTCCAATTCGATCTGGCTCGACCGCTTGAATTTTCAAATCAAACTCAAGAGCTTCATCTTCCGACATTCCATCTTGCAGCCCAGGTCGGACAAATGCCCATCCGTAATCACCTCCGCGATTGCAGCCCATGATGCCGAACTCCATCATTTTGAAAAAATCGTATCGGCCAGTAACGTCGCAATTTGGAAAGATTTCGTCGTTTAAGTAAGATTCGACTTCTAGGTCAAGCGTGCTGTCACCCGTCTGTGCGTGGTAGGAAATCGGCGCAGTATAGAGCGCGTATTTCCTATTGAGCATTTTTGCTGGAGAAAAGTTGCGTTCAAGATCTTCGGCCTCGCGCATTAGCTGGAGTCGGTCCCGCTGAACGTCATACGAGTTCGGGGACATATTTTGCGGTGCGCTAGCCCGCTTGTAGGTCATTCCTGCTCCGTCGTATCGAAATTCATGTAAAACGCGACGTGCAGCTAGCCGCTTCATCCCCGAAATTGGGGCGACGGCACAAACGGCTCGATCAAGAAATGATGGCTTGAACTCTTTCACGATTGACGGTTTCGTCCGAGGCTAGAATTAAAGCACGATCGGACCTGCTCAGACCGAGTGCCTTGGATTAACCCAAGCGCATAAGATGCCTCTTGGAGCGTAATTTGCGCTGATTCTAGCGATGGAAAACTAAATGAACGGCCAGCGATAGTGTAAGAGATGCCCCGGACCGTTCCGGAGACAATAGCGCGTTTGCAGGCATCACGGATGTCGATTAGATCCGATGCTTCCAGTCCTACGAGGGTTTGCTTGACCGCCATTGGCGCGAATCATTACTAAAATACTAAGGATTGCAAGAGAAAACTTTTTTGATATGGTTGCGGCATGTCAAACACTGCCTTTTCCACTATTGCCTCAAATCCGATCCTTGCTCAACCCGTCGTTGATGGTCCTATTTACATCCGCTCGGATAACGCTGCTGACGCGACAACGCTTGCGATCTACGGCACGATTTCCGCGGCACCTGGATCGCAGACATTGACGCTCGCTGGCAAAGTTGAGGTCAATTCCACATCCAGCTTTTCCGCTTTAACCCAAGCAATTCTTGGAGTTGGCGAGGCTGGGACGGTCAGCGGTTACGCGGCGGGAACGTCTGCGGTGGGGGACATTACCGGCCTGACAAACCCATCAGACGGTGCAACCCTGACAATCGGATTAACCGGATTCACCCGCGCCTATCGCTTCAAAAACACGCTAGCGGCGGCGTATGACGTGAAGATCGGCGCGACGGTTCAGGATACAATGTCGAATTTTAGTAAGGCCATCAACGCCAGCGGAACGCCGGGGACCGAGTATTACGCCGGAACTTTGGTCAATCCTTACTTGTCCGCTACGGTTTCGACTTCGGTTGTGACACTGACTGACAGAATCCCGTGCAACCGCCAGCTCGCGTGGACGTTTACCGAATCCGCTAGCAATTTTGCCAAACGGGTTCCGCGTGACGGTGCAGACGGACTTCAGCTTTTTACGTTTTCTCCGTCCGTTTTGACCGCGGCCAACAAGTTGACATTTTCGACAGAAGATGCCAGTGCCGCGACTTTGCCGGCCTTGATGAAGGGAACGTCGTCTGCCGTTTCGATCAACGGTGGAACGTCCATGTTCCGCTACTATACCGATCATGCAATCACGGTCCGCTTTCAATCGTCAACCGACAATCAAAACTGGCACACGACTTCGGAAGGGGACATCACCCTTTCAACCTCCGCATGGACGACGGTTGTTTTTGCTCAGATCCACGACTTTCTTCGCATGGTGATCGTGACGAACGCAAATACGACTGACACGATTCTTGACGCTCGCGTGGTTTACTGAGCCCGTCCGTCAATCAATCCTGTTTCCCATTCCCGATCCATCAGCGTTTTGATGTAAGGTCGTTCGCATTCGGTGTAAACTTTACCGCCGCAACGAAACGCAATTGGCGGGTCAATGCCGGTGATCTCCACTTGCTTTGCCCCATAAATGACGCAAGCAACTTGTTCCTTCTGTGATTGTGGACACTCTTGGATTGGTCGCCTTGTGTTGATTTCAATGCTCATGATTATCGCTTTCGGTTTGTCCTTCTTCGTCGGATGAACTCCAGAGGATAACCCTGATTCGTGCGTCCATCAATCCAGCGACAAGGCACATTTGATCGCAGTCGCCTAAGTGGTCGTCTTTCTTGTCTGGCGTGAACCACGTCCATTCTTTACGCCCAGTTTTCTTCACGACGGTTAGCTTTTTAAACTCGACGCTGCAATGCTTTTTGTATTCGTCGGGGATGTCCTTGGAAACCGTCCAGCGGTAAGTTGAAAGACCGTCTTTGAGACGGTGCCACATATCTTTGATTGGATGCTGGCACCAAAAGAAGTATCGCGCTTGCCGTTTGACGCCTCCCTTGCCAATTCCGACGTGGCCTAAGTTGACTGGGGAGTATGGCAACTTGCGGGTAAGTCGCTGCGGCTGGTTGTTGACCAGAACCGTCTCATGGTGGGGGAATGATCGCTTGGCTGTATTGTCTCCCCACAAGCCTTGCCATCCGTAACGGACGCAAACCTCTTGAACCGCTGGCGTGTCGTAGGCCATGTCAACGAGCGTTCGTGCGGGTTCTACGCCATGCTCGATTCGCTTTTCCTCAACCTCTTCCCAAGTGTCCAGCCTCCCGGCCCAAATCGTTCTGCATTCCATCGGACCAAATGACCGGACGACGATCCATCGGTGTGCGCCTTGTCCCTTGCTGGCGCGACCCGCCTGGTTGTCGATTGTCATAAACCGGGCAATTTCCGCTTCGTGCGGTTCGCCCATGAGGTATTCACCCTTGGCCCGTTCAAACGCCGCGTCCACATCGCTGTCAACGGGGGACTCATCCCAAGCATCAGCGTTGCGCTTTTGAACGTAGTCTTTCAGTGGTTCCAATGCTCCTCGCCGCGCGGAGTAGGAAGCCTTTATTTTCTCCATGAGAATTTTGGAAAGCGGGAAGTAATGGACGGACGGCGCGGCCAAGTGGAACGAGCGGTGATCGGATGGCGCGTTCGGGTTCGTTGCGATGTATTGGCCTTTCTTGGCCTGGATGCGCCGGAACTCGTTGTCAGTCGGCCAATCCACGCCGCAATGCTGGCAGTTGTATCGGACGGTCGGAAGAATGCGCTTCCAATCGTATTCGCCGTTTTCGTCGCACGTCTCGTCGTCAATCTTGGCAACGAGCCTGTCCCGGTTGTCGCTCATCGCTTGGAACGTGTCGCAATGCGGGCAGGGAACTTGCCAACGTTCAACCGATCCCGAGTTGAAAGATTCGTCAGACTCGTCGCCAATGACTGATCCTGTGGAAAGCGTTACGATTTTATAGTCATCGACGCCTTCGACGCGCTTTTCAAATGCGGTCATCATGCCGGGTCCGTATAGGTGCGGTTCCTCCATGATCAGCCGCTTGACCCGCTTTGACTGAGCAGCGGAAAGGTTTGCCCCGACCGCGTAAAGGCTCATGTGCGGAAATGCGATTTTGACGGACCGTTTCTTGTTCCGATCAACCGGCAGTCGGACGGAAAGAAAGTCGTTGGCCTCGATCATCGGGCTGATTCGATCCTCCATTGCGTCCTTGGCGTCGTCGTCGGTTTGCCAAACGTAATAGAGCATTCCGGGGTCTTCGCTGATCGTGTAGGCAATCATCACCTCGCCAATCAGAGACTTGGCCGCACCTGCTGGCATGCGAACGTCAACCCGCTTGACTTGCGGATCGGAGATTGCCCGCATCGGACCGAGTAGCCACGGCGATTCCCCGGCAAGGAAGATCGGGTATCGGACCGAGTAGGGGATTTTCAACGTGCCATCTGCCCATTCGACCATGTCGCCTTCAAACGGCGGGGTTATTAGTCCCGCCATCAAGTCGCGGCAATAGGTGACGCACTTGGCTTCTACCTCGTCTTCGTCAAGCTCTAGATCGGTCAAATGCGTGGTTTTTTAAATTTAAATTTTCGGATCTTTTTAGCCAATTCCTCTAACGCTAAGGCGGTTTTTTCTTTTGTTTCTTCGCACCCTTCAGCGGCAATTAGATTTTCTTTCAGCAACCACTCTAAGCTGATCGAATGGGTTTCCCCGTATGGATCTATCTTGCTGAATAACGGGAATCCAATTATTATTCCTTTTTCTGTAGCGTATGCCGACGCCTTTTCCTTTATGTGAGATGGAGATGTCACCATTGCACCCTTAAAAAAGGCGGAAAGTGTTTTGGTGGATTCTTGTATCTCTTCCACCATTTCGACAAATTCGTAAAAAGATTCCAATTCCTGTATTTTCATTTTTATTTTGGTTAAAATTAAGGCAACTGCGTCGGGTCAAACCCAAGGTCAAAAAGGGCGCTGGATAATTGCTCGATCTTTTCAAGCGCGGCGTCGTTCTCGCGGCGCAGGTCTTCGATCAAAAGGTCTTGCGCGGATTTGGTGGGGTAATGTCCCGGCATAACCGGGGTGGCATAATGAGCAATGATTGTTTTCATGATTTGTCATTTGGTAATGGTTAACCGGACCTGTCCTAGCACGAAATCGGCAAAGGGGACAAGCACGGATTCTGGAAGCTCGATCTGAATGACGACGACTTGCTTGCCATTCGGTGCCGGGTCGCTATCGATTTGGATGATCCGGCCTAGGTGCGATTCGGCTTTTATCGGGGTCATTCGATTGTCTTGATTTTGGCCTTGCAGGCTTTCGTGAAGGCCAGGTATTCGTCCCGATTTAGAAATGCCTTGGCCTCCTCGAAAATGATGGCGACTCCCCTGCCCCATTCGTCCTTGACGATGCCTTTCGGAATCACGTCCGCATTCTCGCGTGCAATCTTGCCTTCAAGGATTCGGACCTCAGCGGCGAGCTTCTTAACTTTCAAATCCGCCGCGCCTTCTTGCGCCTCGCCCTGGGCCGCGATGTCAGGATTTTCTTGCAGCCACTTGACCAGTGGGGCGCGGTGAACTCTTTGCGCCACAAACGCGGGGCAACCATTATCCTTCGCGACACGAATGACGCGCTTAGGAATGCCCCAGTAGCCAGCGGCTTGAGCCATTGAGTCAGCGTAGTCTGGGATTCCTTTTCGTTTATGAGCGGCCATGATTTGTAAAGATTTGGGAAGTGTAGAATTGTCTCGCAGAAATTAGTAACACCGGAAACAAACCCTGATTAAGAGGTAGAGATAAAAGATTCCTTGAACCGGGGGAGGGAGGAGGGGAAAAGGGGTGGGGGATGGGCGGTCATCCGTATTTCGCCCTTTGACGGGGGATTCCGTCAAGCTCCATTCTGGCTTGTAACTCATTGATTTCGGGTTCATTTTGATTTCAGTCTTGACTCGTTGGTTTGTAATTGGCTTTTAACTGTTTGTCGTTTGCTTCGCTGGCTCTGTGTTACCCGTCCCTAGTCTAGTCGCGCTCCTGCCATCCGAACGCGAATTGAACGGTTCAATGGCGCATTGCTGACTTGCTGACCTGGTCGGGGAAACGTCTCGATAGTAGTGTCACCCGTCCACCACCTCCCTGAGCGCGTCGAAGGCAGCGTTCGCCTCGATTGCTTCCGCGATTACATCGTGGATTGCATCACAACCAGCAAGTCCTCGGTATTTCTCTGCGACCTCCCGCCATGCTGAGGCTTCGCGTTCAAGTTTCTCACTGTGCATCGTCAGCTTGGCCGCCAGTGCCGTTGGTGTCATTCCTAGCCTAGCAAGCTGTTCGCGCACAAGCTGATTGGTTCTTGGCGTCGGTCTATCGTGTAGGTTCATTGGTTCGGTTGGTGGTGGTTTGGTTAAAAGAATCTGAACTTCTGGTGCGCTCCGTCAAGGCTGACCTGTATCTCCTCGCCGCGTTTTCCGTTGCGGCACTTCCAGAATTGAAGCGTTTGGAAATCGCTTTCCTTTCCCTTCTGCGGCACGATGAAAAGCACGTTGTCGGCGTCATGCTCGATGGCACGGCTTTCTCTAGCCTCTCCAGCTTCGTTTAACTGGGTAGCGGTGAGGACCGGAACCTTCAGGCGTTTGGCCAGTTGCTTCAATCCTCGGCTGATCGTGGCAACCTCCTGCTCCCTGTTCTGACCTTTGATCTTCGGAGTTCCGACAAGCTGGAGGTAATCGACGATCACCAAGTCCAGCTTGCCAGTGTCCGACAACCGCTGGCAATGGCCCGAAATGCTTTCGACGGTCTGGTCGGCCTTGTCGCAAACGAGCAAATCCGAGCCGGATAGTTCGACGCAAGCGGCCTCAATAATCTTTCGGTAATGAGGAGCAGCGGATCTCGGGTTGCTGATCTTGTCCATCGGCACGTTCCAATGGCAGGAAATTGTCCGAGCGACAATCTCGTCGGCTCCCATTTCGAGGGTGAACACTGCTACCCGTTTGTTAAGTCTCACAGCGTTTCCTCCGATCTGCAACATCAGCACCGACTTGCCAAAACTGGTCTTGGCTCCGACAACCCAAAGCTCGCCAGGCCGAAGGCCGCCGGTCTTTTGATCGATCTGATCAATTCCAGTTGAAAGCCCAGGCATATCGCCATTTTGAATCCTTGCCTCTACGGACGCCATAAACGCCTTGATCACGCTCTTGGCATCAAGAACGGCAGAAATACCCGACATAGCGGCTGCGGCTCGCTCAGTGGCCATCCTGAGGCTCTGAATGGCATCCTCACCACTCTGGTTCTCGCTGGAAATTGATTGTCCGGCTTCGATGGCAATTCGACGGGCGTAGCGGTCGCGTAATGTCTCGACGTAGCCATGCCATGCCGTTTCGTCAAACTGAGCCAGCAGGGTGTTTGACAGGTCCGCGATGGTCAGCACCGGGTTGCGACTGTCGGCAATGGCTTCCCTCAGTGAAACCGGATCGACCGCATTGCCGTTCTTGAGTCGGTTGGAAATGAGCGACCAGAGAGTGGCGTTAGCCGGGTTATGGTAAAAGCCAGACTCGATCTGAGCTTCCCAGGCAAAAGCGGTGAAGCGGTCAGGGTTCTCAATCAGGCAGCAAAGCGATGCCGCTTCTGCTTCTGGAGCGTAGGGAAGGGATGTTTCAAATTCGATCATGGTCAGTAACAGGGGCGGGTTCCGGTTTCGGTCTTATTGCTGTCGGATGGTGTGTTCCACGTTCTGACGGCGGCCTTCCAACTCTTCATTGGATTCTTGCCAACCTTCCAGCCTTTCGATTCGTAGAAGTTCACAAACTTGGCAGCATCAACAAAAGGAGGATTGAGAGAATGGCCATATTCCTTAACCTCTTCGATAGATGGCGGAATAAACCTTGAAGATGAAATTGAAGATGAAGATGAAGGGGTTGGTTTTTGCTTAACCTTAGAGGTTAACCTTCCGTCAACCTTGGGGTTATCCTTCAATGCTGGATTTCCGCCTAGCTTTCCGCCCGCAGCCCTTACGGTTCTAAGGTATTCATCACGCATCATGCGTCGTGATTGGATGGACCCGTCATCCCCTCGGTCAAACGTCCCGGCGCTTTCCAACTCAGAAAGCCAACCTTCCACTTCAAGTAAGGTTGCCCCAATCATGCTTGCAAGGTTGGCTGGAAGGATAACCTTGTTTCCAACCTTTAAAGTTCCGTAGGGGTTTCCTTCGTGCATGAAGCAAAGCATGTCTATCCAGAGTCCTCTTGCACCGACTGAGCAAGTTCTGAGTGCTGTATCGCGGAGCCAGTCGGCTGGGTAGAATTGGAAAGATGGTCGCTTCATTTGATTTTTGACGGGTCGAAGTAAATGACGGATTGAATGTTTCCGTTGTCGCGGGTGCCGAACGGGATTCGGACGAATGACGAGCGGTTCCGCATCATGGCCGCGTCTGCGCCGGATTGAATCGCCGCTTTCCAGAAATCCGGCTCACTGTCCTCTGGAACGGTGAACCATGCGTGAAGGCTTTTTCCTCCGCTTGAAAGAACCATGACAAGATCAGCGATCTTCTTAAGGTGCCAGATGATCGACGGGTGCTCCTCCGATTTCGGTTCGTCAAAGTCGCAGACGCAAAATCGACGAGGCCCGCAGTTGTCGAGGCAGTGCATGGACGGCTTTCCCTCCTGGGTAAGTCCGCTTTTCTTGCTCATGTAGCACGGCACGATGAACTGGCATTTTGTCAGATCCTTGAACTGTGCCAGTCGTGCCGTGTGAAACTCGAAAGCGGATTTGCCAACGCAGACGAGTCCATCAGGATCAGGAAAAAGCAGGTCGAGGATCATTCGCTGCGTCACGCCGTCGTCAATCCGCCAAGGCGACATTTCCCAAAGCTGGTAGCGGTCGAAGTGTTTCGAGTCCTTCCGGTAGTTCGTCCGCCTGGTCCTGATTGGCTCCCACTTATCCTTCTGCGGGCGAGCCATCGGTGCCGTGTCCAGCGTCGTATTGTATGCCTTTTCCACGGCCCTGTTAACTTCGCCAGCCTTAAACGGGCGTCGAGCGGTGCCGTTGAAGACCATGATTTCACGAACAGCTTCCCATGCGGCCATCCCGGCAAGCTGGCACTTGCGAGCGGTGGAAAGCATCCAGACGTTGATGCCCGAGGCGGGAGGCGGATCAATAGTCAATCTCATGTCCAATATCGTGAGGGTTAATCCAATGGGCGCGGCGGTGGCATGATTCGCAAAGCCCGACTAATTCAAAAAGCAGTTCGTCAAAAATGTGAGTGTAGGTGAGATGGTGGACATGCTCTATCGGTTCATCGCCACACCCTTGGCAAATGCACTTTTCCCGATCGATCACCCTTGACCGCTTCATCGCCCATTCCCGGCTGCTCAGATACATTTTGTATCTGGCGCGGTCCTCTGACTTTTGTATGGGCGGTTTCGCTAGGTGCATAAAAACAAAAATCCCGCCCGGTTTTCGGTTTCCGCCCAAGTTGCCTTGGAACCGATCCCCGGACGGGGAAAATAGAAGTTGACTGTGAACCGGGCGGATTCCGATTCGTTTGACGCGCTGAGATTGCTGATATTCCGTTCCCCCGACAAGTGGTATGTTTGCGAAATCGAAAAAAGCGGAAACTTTTGCCGATGTTTTCTTAAATTTTCCAGCAATAGTTCCCTGCCTCCGCTGCCGCCCTCCCAGCCCTTCTGAGATTAGGCGAGCGGTCAGCGGATGGCGCGACCCGTCGGCACACGCCGGGAGCCTGGGGAAAGTTGGTTACATGCTGTCTATGTGACTGAATAGTGGCGTCTCAATCGAAACATGCCCCTTGGCTGCGTTGTCGCAGTTCAAATCAAATCTAAAACGGTATATCGCTTTGATCGTCATTCGGATCCGGCTCATACCCACTTTTCGGAGGTGTAGGTGGTGCCGTCGCGGTCTTCGGCATCACGGTGCGGCCTGGCGCCGTGTTGACGTGCTTCCAGTTTCCAATAATCGGCCCTTTCTGACCGGCTTCCCGGCGTTGTTTGCCGATGTCTTGGACGATGAATCCCGCATTTCCGTACTGATCGGTCCCGTCTCGATTCTCAAAAAGAGTCAGACTCAGATACTTTCCCTTCTTGCCTTCGTAGAGTTCGGACTTGTCGATTAGGCTTACGTTAATGTTCAGTTTTTGCATTGTTTTGTGTGTTGGTGAGATTGTTTAGAACTGAGCGATGCACGGAACGCTTAGGTGTCCGTGATCGGGGTGTTCAGATAAGAATCATTGCACCACTGGGAACTCGACGAGTTTTCCGTCCCGTTCGTTCAGTTTCAGATGTTGGATCTTTTTACCAACTCGTGCATGGTTCCACGCCTTGATGCACAGCGCAAAGATGTACGCCTTGTTCAGCTTGGCTTTTGCCAGCGAGTTAGCTACCAGCCTTTCGCGCAGCACATACCACGGATCGCCTTCCTCTAGTCCAGCTCCGCGCAGCACCTTTTCCACGAACTCCCCGGTTAGTTTCGCGTCTTTCGACGAAAAAAGGAAGTGGCAAGCATCTAATACTGACGGCAGTATCAGTTTTGTTTTACACTTCGTTTGGATCGAGTCGCGAGCACCTGGATATTTTTCAAGCAGTTCCTCTACTTCTCCATTCGAGTAGCTGATATTGTTTTGCACACGGCCCGTGCAATACTTGTCGATGAGAATTAGAGCGGACGATAGTCTGTAGGCGTTTTTCTCGCCGAGGCATCCCAGCGTGTCGCCTTGTGACCGCTTCTTGCCCACGTCGATCGTGTCAAAGATATCATCTTCCAATCCTTCCATCACCCACGTTTGGATTGTCATTTTCGTTTTTACGATAGCTGCCAATCGGTGTTGGCCATCAAGCACGCGGCCTGTGATGCTGATTCGGATCATGTCGCCGTTCACTCTCCATCGGCCAGCTCGTATTTCTTTTGCAAGTTCTTCGACATGCCAGATTGTGAGCGCACGATTCCCAATGTTCATTTTGAGCATTTTTTGCGCTATTGCGGGAGTGATGGTTTTTAGTTCTACTTTCATGTTTTTCGTTAGTTGTGTTGTGTGTTGGTGAGATTATTTAGAACTGATCGATTCACGGAACGCTTAGGCAGGTGTTGATCCATTCGCCGAGGAACTGGCACTTATCATCGTCCGGCTCGTCTTCGGTTGCAGTCCATCCTTCGTAGGAGTCGTTTTGATCCCACTTCCAAAACCATCCATCGGCTTGGAAGACAACTTCGCAGACGCACTTTTTCGGGCGATGCTTGACGAGTTCTAGCTCGTGCATTTGGCCGTCTTCGCATTTTACGACAAGGGTGTCATCCACCATGCGCGGGCATTGCTTGGGATACTTCTGATAGTTACCGGAAGCGTCATAAAATCCGGTTTTTGGCCGGTCAAAGTCAGTGTGGATTCCAAGTTTTTTGAGTTCGTTGATTTTCATTGAGGTGTGTTGTATGTTAGTTAGATTATTTAGAATCGAGTGATGCACGAAACGTTTTGGATTGGCGGGGGATCGAACCCCGCTGGATTATCAGGCGGCGATGCCGTGGCGTTTCATAAGTAGGCTTGTAGCGGTGCGGATGCTTCCGGTGAGGTAGTCGAGAAGGCTCTCGGCTTCTTCGTCGGTGACTTCTTCCAGTGCTTCCGATTCGCTGATTCCGTAGTGCTTGGCGATTGCTGCCAGGATCTCGGTTTTTGTTTTTGCGTCGGTAGCGGCGAAGAATGCGATGGTGGCGATGTGGTTGGTGTTGGACATGCGCAAAGAATACGCATTGCGTAGAACCTTGCAAGGATTATTTTTGCGCATTGCGTTCTTTTTTTTTGGTGGTAGAATTCGTCCATGACCTGGGACGACTGCCTTGCAATTGGAGCCACACGCCTTGCCGCCATCCTCGGATGTCCGGTTACCACTGCCCATTCGTGGATTCGCCGCAGCGGTCCGCCAGACTGGCAGAAGACGCATTATCTTCCCGCCATCGTTGCAGCCCAAAAGAGGCACAACAAGACGCTGGATGGAACGCCAAGGAAGCATTCTGGCAAGGCGTAGATTTAGGGCGGCGGCCATCAGTTATGCGTTACAGATTAGAGATTCTTGCGTATTCGGCGATTAAAGCCGCGTCGATCATGCCGTCGTGCGGCTTTGTGCATCGAGGAGATGCCAGCCATGTTTCATCCGGCCAGAGTTGACGAGCCTTGAGCAGTGCCGCGGGTTTCGTGTCACCCTTGGCGCATCCCGGCAGCATCTTTTTTTGCCAAGTCTGCGGCGCGATTCTGTGATGGCGAACTGCTTTGCTTTCGAGGACACCGCGAATGGCCCCGTAACTGTCCCACATTGAGCAGAGAGCCTGTGCGCCGGGCGAGTGCTTACCGGGTGTCTCGAGGATCACGGTCGAGGAGCTAAGGTCGAATTGCGAGAGCCAGCGCATGACTTCCCACGCATCGACCTCGTTCCCTTTGGACTTGCCCCTTGTCGGCATTGGAATGCTGGCAATCGGCGGTCCTGGATGATCGGAGAGCGTGACCAGTCCACCTGTCAGGCCATTGTCGATCCCGATATAAATCTGGCTCATTGGTCGAACTTTTCCACATGTTCAATACTGGCATACCCGTAGCCAAACGCACGCAGCGCGGGTTCCACAAGCATCTCTAGCACGTCGGGCAACGTAAGGTCGTCATCTGGCACTAAGATGGTGACTACCGGATGCTTCATGTTTGGCTTTTCGTTAGACTGGTTCTTGGTGGGCTCAATGGTGATTTTCATGGTAGATTGATTTGTTCGGGTGTGAGTTTTGCTCCGCAATCAATGCAAACCCAGAGCTTTCCATCGCCTTGTGGCCGTGGCGTCCCGTGCTTGCACACTGGACAATCTGGCAGTCCGCTCAGGTCAATCGGCGCGTAAAAACCGTGACCTGCTGGCGAGTCGGCATCTTTCCAGATTCCGGTTTGAGGTTGGTGGTTCATGCGTTTGGGATATCTAAGAATTTGAGGATGTCGGCGGCAGTTCTGCCCTTGGCAATGATCGACCGGATCTGATCGAAGTCCTGCTCGCGTAATGCCGACCGCAAGAGTTCTTTGCTCAACTTGACATCTAGCGACTTCTCTCGCAGGTCGGCCTCTTCGCGCCATTCGTCGCGATCCTTTTCCAGCCTGCAAATAGCTTCAAGCAACGTGTCGCCTTGCGAAGCATTGTCAGGATCAAGCTGCAAATGTTCGCAGCATTTTTCGTGCATCTCAAAAGCGTATTCGAGTTGTGCTATGTTATCATCTATGTGTCGGTCTGACTGTCGCAGCGCGGATGCGAGCAATAGATGGTCCCGTCGAGAACTAGGTTCCAAGTGTGCATCGGGGCGGAGTGGCGCGGAGGGATCGGACCTCCACGCGCTGGGGTTAGATGCCAAGGGCGGTTTGCTCGGCGGCTGCGGCGGGCGGCGTAGAAACGGCACCTTCAACGATGTGGAGGCTTCCCTCGCGCGGCTCCTCGCTGAAAATCTCCACCCAAAGCTGGTAGCCTTGGGCCTCCGCCATGTCGGCGATGATCTGGAGGTTCGCACGGGAAAGCAGCGCGCCTTCGCGAACGAAGATGATTCGAAGTTCCGGATTCTGTGCCATCGCCACGGCGGTCGATAGTTTGATGCGCTCGGCGGTGTTGAGGTCGTAGAACGGGATGCCGTTCACCTTCACGCCGTCGTCGTCGATCGTCAGACCTTCGAGCGGCATCTTGGCCTCGGCGATCATCTTCGCCTTGGCCTCGTCCACCTCGGCGATCTTGCCGGACAGTTCGGTGGTGCGAGCGGTCGCGGCGTGGAGCATTTTAGCCCGCTGTTCGCGGAGTTCCAGATTGCGGTTGTGGGCGTCCACCTTCGCGTTGTCCTCCTCTAGCGAGGAAAGGGAGCGGTTGACTTCGACCAGGGCGGCATCGTGGCCGGCGACGGCGGCGCGGCGGACTCCGACCCGGCCGGACCATTCCTGAACGGTGGCCTCCATCGTAGTGACTTGTTCCTTGGCTGCGGCAAGCTGCCTCTCCAATTCCATCACTCGGTCGATCCACGTTTGAAGTTTCTTCTTCTCATCGTCGAGCAACTGCTCCGACTGCTCGAACTCGTCGATTTCTTTCAGCAGCGTGTCGCGCTTGCCGATCAATTCGGACGCGCTCTTTCGGGCGAGCGGTTCGCCGGTCACAAGCGGAGTCTGGTCGAGCATCGTCTGCGCCTCGTCCTTGGTCCGGTTGGCCTCGGTGCGCGTGTCGAAGAGTTGCTTGCGGCGGGCGTCGAGGTCGCGGGTGTCGAGTCCGCTGATCTGGCGGAGCATGTCGGCCTGCTTCCGCATGCCGGGGGCGGTCGTTCCAAGGCGCGCGAACTCTTCGGGATCGAAGGACAAGTTTCCGATCAACCCGTTCAGGAATGTTTGAGCCTTGGGAACGATCAACCCCTCGTCGTTCTTCACGTCGAGGTAGTTGTTGCCCTTCTCGTTTTCCCGGCGGGAAATGGTGAAGGACTGCGAGCCATTGCTCATCTGCAAGGTGACGGTCGCCTTTTCGGCACCCTTGCGGACCGGCATTTCAGAACCTCCGCCCTGGAGCGCCCAAAGGACGGAATCGAGGATGGAGGATTTCCCTTGTCCGTTGTCGCCGGTCAAAACGATCGGCTTACCGGTGACGGGATGAATCTCGACGGCTTCGAGACGTTTGAAGTCAGTGGCTGCGAGGCCGACAATACGGAATCCGGACGTGGCCGGTGTGGTGGTGGTGTTCATAATGACAAAACAGGTGTGGTGGCGGAGTGTGAGCGATCAGCGCAACTTTTTGACGAGTTCGAGGATGGTGGGATATTCTTCCGGAAAGCTCCAGAGGTCGGCGGGGAATTCGATGTTCGGGACTTTGGCGGCAACGGCTTCGTCGGCGAGTCGGTCCTGGGTGATCGGAGAGCGCGACAAGTCCGCCTGTCAGGCCATTGTCGATGCCGACGTAAAGTTGGCTCATAGATTGATTTGGTTCTCCAGCCTGCAAATAGCTTCAAGCAACGTGTCGCCTTGCGAAGCATTGTCAGGATCAAGCTGCAAATGTTTGCAGCATTTTTCGTGCATCTCAAAAGCGTATTCAAGTTGTGCTATCTCATCCGCTATTTGTCGGTCCTGGCAAACGTAGCAGGAAGGGTCATCGCCATTACAGCGCGAGCAATTGTTTTTCATAGAGTCGGTTGATTAGTTTTTGTGATTGCAGATTTGAGCTTATTCACCATCTCGCGAAACTCGGGATTGCTCCCGTAAAGTTCGCGGCACCGGATCAGGGCGTGTCGTGCGCTTCCGTGGTCAGTCATTCCAAGCTCGTTGGCGATCCGGATCAAGCTCCATGTCGGTCGAATGCGCTTAATTCCCCAGGCTGCGATGTTGCGAGCTTTGCAGATCGGAAACTCCCGGCAGCGGCTGGTGATTTCTTCACGCGGAATGCCGGTAATTTCTGAGGTCAGGTCGATGATTTGTTGTGGGGTCATTTAGGCAATTTCGGAAGCGGCATCCAGCGTTTCAAAGATGCCAATTGTTC